ATCTCAGGGGGCTCCTTAGTTCGACAATCCCCAGTGACTTACATCGTCCTGGCCCTGAACGTATGCGCGCAAGTTGCCCCCGCCGATCATCTGGTAAAGCAACTGCGGCCCGGTGCTGCCTGCCGAGCTGTCAGCGACGATCACGGTACCGGGGTCGAAGATTGCCTGCGGGATGTTGGCTGCGCCCTCACCGGCCGATGTCGGCAGGACGCCGATGGTGATGGCCGAGAGCTGGTCAGCGGCGTCAATCAGGGTAATCGCGCTGGTCACCGTCCAGCCAGGCTGCATCGTGACAGGTGCGACCGGCCCGAGTGAGATGCCTGACGTGCTGTTGGGGTTGTTGGTGTTGCCCAGCGACAGGAAGGCGTTCAGCGTGGTGCTGGCCGGGACGATACCTGAGCCCTGGAACTCCGACTGGAGAGTGCCTGACCCGTCCCTGACCTGGAACAGGACTCTGCGGTTGGCCACGGCAGCGCTGGTGACCAGGGTTGCGTTGATCGACTGCAGCGAGACCGGCGGCCCCGCCGGCACGGTGTAGGTGAAGTTGGCACCGGCTGACGGGTTGCTGATTGCCACGGCCAGCGGCACGGGTGCGCCGTTGGTCATCTGCGCCCAGTTGGCCGGCCAGCCGATGATCACCCGGCTGGTCACCACGAACCGTGACAAGGCCACTAGAACCCCCAGCCCGGTGCCGCTGGTACCGCGTCCGCAACAGAGAAGGACGGGCTGATCAGTAGCTGGCCGAAGGTCGCGTTGGCGCTGTGGCTCTTGACGAATCCGCCCGGGACGGGCACGTTGGTCCCGGTCGAGCCAGGACCCACCGTCACGACCTCGGCATTGGCACCCGTGTCGAACAGCAGCTTCATGCCGCTGGTGAAGCTCGCCCCGCCCGAGGCCACCGTGATCGCCACCGTGGTCCCGGCCGTGACCAGGGCTGTGTCAGTACCGGTCGGAGCCTGGGTGGCGAAAGTGAACTGCCACTCGCAGCCGGTGCAGCGGTGTGTGACACCGCCATCGAGGTTGTCGAACAGCCGCAGCGTCTTCTCACGCGGGCACGTCACCGTCACCGATGCCGGCACAGCTACTGCCATGGAGCTACCTCCTGCTGGCCGCCGTCAGGCCGCCTTCCACATGAACCCCGCCACCCGGGGCGATGTCGAGCGCGTCCATGTCGAGGCCGTTCTCCGAGCCCAGTTGGGGCTCGTGCAGCTCGGGCGCGTCATGGTAGACCGCGACACGGCTGGAGCCTGGTGGGTCCGGCCGTGCCGAATCCGTGCCTGGTGCCGGTGGCGGCGGCCTGCGAATCGGCCCGGACAGCAGCCGCCCGGTCAGCTCCGGCATCGGTTCGCTGCCCTCTTTGACAGGCCGGATCGCGGGCCTGCCGCCCGGCATCGTGGACAGGTTGCGGGCCTGTTCCTCGGTCAGCTCCACGGTCTCACCGCGAGGGACCAGGAACGTGCGGGCATCCTTGTCACCGGGCATCGGCACGGACAGGTTGGTCAGGGCCTGGTACTTCTTCAGGCCCTGGCTGCGGGCCTGGGACGGAGCGGGAGGGGTTGGCATCAGTGATCAGACCCCCGAGAGCAGGCAGATCGCCAGCGGCTGGTCGAGGCCGATCGCGCTGGACCGCTGCGTGTCCGAGCGCCAGGTCTTCCTGGGCTCGTCACGGTAGAGCGGGCCGGCCACGAACGGCAGTTCGTCGGCGTAGAACCCGGCGCGCTGGCGCTGCATGATGATGGCGTTGCCCGTGGGCACCTGCCGGGAGACCAGCACGTCCAGGTTGAGGATCTTCTGGGGCAGCGTGCCGGTGTAGAGCAGGTTCTCCGAGGCGATGTCACCGATGTACGGCGCGGCGAACGTGCTGCTCTGCAGCAGCGTGTTCTTGGTGCCGTGGTTGATGATCAGCGTGTCCGCCTCGAAGCCGAGCCACTGGGTGACACCGCTCGGGCTGACGATGTTGCTGTTCTCGACCAGGTAGCACGCCTGCATGATGTCTGCCCGGATCGTGGCCGCCGCGTTGGCCCACGGGTTGGACACCGCGAGCGTCTGGATCGAGGTGTTGGCCACCACCGCCGAGTAGAAGGCGGTGTTCCACGAGTAGACCATCGTGTTCTTGACCTGCAGCAACTGTCGCGTCACTGGGTCGATGGCCTGCCTGCGCCGCATCTCATCCGACACCATGATGGCCATGGCCCGCTCGTGGGTGAAGACCACTCGCGGGATGCCGATGCTGGTGGGGACCACAGGGACCTCACCGAACTCGGGCCGGATGTCAGGGAAGGCGTCCGCGTACAGCGGCGTGCTCTCGGAGTAGCGGACTGCACCACTGGGCGCGGCACCGCCATTTCGCAGAACCGAGTCCACGATGAACTCGTTCTCTGCGATGTCGAGGATGAGCGCTGGAATGACCAACGGGTCCTTCAGCAGCTCGTTGACGGTAATACGCGGAGCATCGCTGAACCCGCGTGCGCCAGTGGGCATTGGTCACTCCCTCTCAGAAGATCCTGGCGTAACCCAGGTAGAACGACGCCGCGCCTTGGCCGCCGATCTGCTGCGTGAGCAGCCCAGCGGCCACGCCGCCGGGGTTGGTGCAGATGCCGACCACCTGGTCTGCCGCCGGGCCAGCGCCCGCCGGGCCAACGGTGCCGGTGGCAGCCGCGAGCAGCTTGCCACCGGGAGTGACCGCAGCGGAGTACCAGACCGGAATGTCGATCATCCCGTAGTACACCGACACGTAGTCAGGCAGGACCGAAATGTCGATCTGCGGCTGGCCGTAGGTGTTGGGAGCGCCGGTCTGGGCGGCGATCACGTTGGCGTCATTCCCGGCCACACCGAGGATGTGGGTGGACGCCGCCAGGCCGGTGGTCACGGTGAGGTCCGTGGTACCCGCCGTCAGGTTGTTCGGCTGAACGAGCTGGCCGCCATAGATGAGGGTGGCCACCTGGAGGTTGGACGGCCCCGAGCGGTAACGGGGCAGGACTGCGGTCATAGCTCCCTCAATTCGAGTTGGCTGCCCCGGCGCTTTCGCCCAGGAGATCTCGTGGCACTGTGGTGCGGATCGTGCCGCCAGCGCCGGTCAGCGCGGTCTGCTCGGTTGAGGACAGCTCTACGACCTCACCGACGTGATAGGTCTTGGCGAAGTTGCCCGACCCCACCGTGACCTGCTTGGTGATGACCTGCCGGCTCATGTCAGGCGATACCCGTCTGCCTCTTGTACAGCGCGATGACTTCAGCTCTGTGCTCTGCGGCCTGGTTGTGCTGCTCGGGCTCGTCCAGCGGGGAGCCCAGCTCCACCGCACCCATCTCCAGGCCAAGGCCGCGCAGCGTCTGGCCGGTAGCCTCCAGCACCTTGCGCATGACCGAGCCCGCGTCCACGGTCGTGCCGTTGGACAGGTCCACCGTGTGGCCAGCTCCGTGGAGCAGCGTCTGGGCCTCGTCCACGATGTGGGCGGGGATTGACAGATCGTGGACGAAGTGCCGTCGCTCGGCCAGCCAGCGCTCCCTGTCCAGGTGCGCCTGGACCTCATTGAGCTGGTGCTGCTGAGCGTCGGCGCGAGCACTGGTCAGTTCCAGCGCGAGCATCGTGCTGTCCGCCGTCAAGGCCGCTCCGGCTGGCTCGGGCTCATCGAGCAGGCCCATCGCCTCCAGCTCCAGCGCCGCGTCTTCCAGCTCTGCCAGCTCGGCGTCGGTCAGCTCACCGCTGCCGCCCTCACCGAGCAGGGCCAGTTCCCCGGGGGACAGCTCGGGCGCGGTCAGTCCCGCGATCACCTGCTGCCAGGTCTGCTCATCGACATCCAGCAGCTTGGCGAGCCTGGCCTTCTGCTGGTCCGTGAAATCCGGCATATCGCCAGTCCCTTCTTGTTCGCCAGCGAACTGCATGCTGGACAGGTCGATCGTGAGCTGCACGTCATTGGCTGCGTCCACGGCCTGCCAGCCGCCGAGGCCGGGTATCCGTGGGTCGTGCGTGGCGAGAACGTGCTGGATGGCCCGGGGGAAGTAGCGGCCGTCACTGCGGTCGTAGTCTTCCACAATCCGGGCGGAAACACCCACGTCAGGGTTGTCCTGCAGAACACGCTCACCGCGTTCGGTGGGCGCGAGGTTGATGTAGAGCCCCGGCCCGTCCGGGCCTCGGAGGTCCACCGTCATGCCGCTGATCTTGCCGCCGAACCGCTCAACGTCGTTGGTGTGCTTGTTCTCGTCCCCCGCGAGCTGCAGCGGAACGTAGTCATATGCCTGGGCGTCGTAGGCCATGACCAGCTCAGACAGGTACGGCACGTCGAAGTCGAGCCTGCGCCCCTGGTAGTCGATCGAGCCCACGGGGAGCAGGCGCTTCACCCACTTACCCGGTGCTACCTGGCGCGCAGGTGACCGTGTGAAGGGGGTGAGGACCGCTGCTGGCATCTAGCTACCCGATCCGCCCATGTTCTGGGCACGGCGTGCGAACGCGAGTGCTCGGGCAGCGGGAAAACCCTTGGCACACAACTTCTTGTAGATCGTAACGCCCTTCGGGCTCAATCCGGCAGGCCCGGACCCAGAATCGCTGCCGGTGGCCCTCGGGCCGTCCGAGCTGCCGTTCATCGGCGTGGCCAGTGTGGTGGCCGCTGGGATGCCGAACCGCTGCATCAGTGGGGTCTGTGTGGGCCGGGGGATCAGCGGCTCGCTGGCAGCCGCTGGCCGGTGGTGGGCCGAGCCCGCCGCGCTGTTGTGCGTGCCGATCAGCTCGGCCAAGGCCGCTCGCTGGTGGGTGTGCGGGGTGAGTGCCCTGGCACCGTCGCCGTCACCGAACGAGCCGACCCACTGGCCCTCGGTGTTCTTGCCAATGGTGCCTATCATCAGCCCGCCCCGGCGGTGCCGGATCACCGCACGGCTGCCGTCGCGGCTTACCAGCACGTCACCCATCGACGTCACGGCCGGCCGGGCCAGGGCGATCGTGTTGGACAGGCCGATCTGCCCCGGGTTCATGCCGGTCAAGGCCCGCAGGCCGGTGTTGGCCGGGGTCCGCAGCAAGCTGGAGTCGGGAGTTGTGTCGCCTATGTCGTTGGTGTAGCTGCCGTCAGGAGAGTCCGCACCGAACCCGGCGTGGCCGTGTGCCACACTGCCGCTGGCGTGGGTGTGGTAGTGCGCGTGGTAGTCGGAATTGGTGTCGTCAGCGGCCAGCGAGACGTAGCGCTGGTGACCGTTTGCCATGTTCTTGCTCCCTACGTACCGGCCACCCATCCGGCTGACCTTCCGGCTCATCGAGACGATGCTGCCATGAGGCACCTTCTGGCTGTAGCTCTCGCCCGTCTCCCTGTTGCGAAGTGAGAGAACCGTGTGATGCGCGAGATGCTTGACGCCCAGCACATCGTGCATCGTGGGCGGCACCCCGGTGTGCCCGTACATCACCCTGTCACCGGCCCGAAGCGTCTTGGCTCTCGCGTTCCCTGGCGTGCTGAACTCGTTCAGCGACGGGTGCGGCCCACGGCTGCCTTTCCCTTCGTAGATCCAGCCGTGTACATAGCCCTTCGGGCCAACCAGGTCCACAGGATTAGACATTTCGAGCCAACTTCCCTTGATCTTGCCGGACTTGCCGAACTCTGGCGCGGTTCTGATCAGCAGCTTGCGCAGCGCCGCACGCCGCGCCCCGCCGCCGGAGCGGCCGACTGCCTGGAACGCCTTGTCCCAGTGCGCCGCGTCACCGATCGGGAACCCGGGACGGCCACCCGGCTTGGCAGGTGGCAGCGCGTGACCGGCCTTCAGCAGCGCCTTCCTGCCAGCCGTGGACTCCGATGCCTTGCCGGTGGGCAACTTCCCGCCTCCCGGGTGAGAGACGCCGTGCGACACCGCGCCAGGGACGTGGTGCGGCATCGACAGCGTGTGGATCTCGCCAGTGTCCGTGTTGCGAACCCTGGCCGTGGTCATGTTCGACGTGTGGTGGACCTGGGTGATCTCGTGCTCAGCGGACAGGCCGTGCGGCCCGAAGCTGGTCCTGATCTTGTCACCTGGCTGCAGCCGCCGGGGGTCGGAGACGCCGGGGATGCCCACGAAGTGCCAGTTGTGGACATAGCCGTGTGGCCCTACCAGGTCAACTGCCATGGCCGCCAGTCTCCCGGTCCCTGGCCGCCTGGTCAATCATCTGTGCAGCCACTTCTCTGGCCTCAGCTTCGGTGTGGCCGGTGGTTTTCGCAAGCAGCACCTTGGCCAGTGCGCTGATAGCGGTCTCCCGGTCTTGTGGCGTCACAGCCGGTACTTCTTCTCAAACATCGCCTCGGCCAGTGCGGGGGAAATCGTAGAGAGTGCCACCGCGACATCGGGCACGCCCAGCTTGGCCTCAACCAGGCCCGCCACAGCACCGCCGACCAGAGATGCCGTCACAGCCCAGAACTTCTTGTTGGACTTCTTGCCCTCTGCGATGTCTTCCTGGCGCATATGTTCCTGGTGAAGCTCCGTAGCCTGCTTCACCGCGTGAGCGGCTGCACTCCGGGCAGCTTCCTGCGCTATCTGGAGTGTCTGCGCCTGTGCCTTGGCCAGATGGCGCATCGTCGCTGGCTGGTCCATTGAAGCTCTGACCGCCGGGTTCGGCCCTGGCCCGATCTCAGCCATGCTGGTCTGTGGCCGGAGACCGGCGGCGCGCGGCTTCTCCTGTGGCTGCAGCAGAGGGTGTACTACCGGGTTGCCCCGGGTCCACTTGCCGCCCTTGCCACGGGCCTCGTGTTCCCAGGCAGCCAGGTCGATGATGGCACGGTCAACTTCAGCGACAACGGACAGGATCACCGCGACGTCCCGCATGGTGGCACCGGCTTTGCGCAGCGCCAGGAACCCCTCCAGGTCCGCGCTACTGGTCACCCGTTCCTCCCGTCACCTGGTCCGAGATGTTACGCCCGGCAGGCTGAAGCGAGCTAGCCAGCCGCGACAGCATCGTGGCCGCGTCGCCAGCCTCATTGCGCTCCTGCTGCGTGCTGGTGGCTATCGCCGCCAGGTCGGCCTTGG